GTGTACTATGACTACCGGCACGGATGAAGTGAACCAAATGCAGAGCGTACCCGTTCCTCAGGGATACGTCTGGGTTGGCACTTACTGGAGACGTGGATGGCGTGGCGATGATCGCCCCGGCCCTCCTCCCTCCTACCCGGGTGACGGCACTACTGCCGCTACTCGGGCCGCATTGCGAAGGCCCCCTAAAAGGGCCCGTGCACCAGCGGAACATTCGTACGAGATGTACTTGGATAGTACTCATGCAGAACTCATTGGTCTGAAGACGTTTTTTGACCCGCAAGGGCCTACGTACTTCTACACCAGTGATGCATGGTGCATTCCTTCGTACCTCTCGACGTGGACTTCAAATGACGATCTCAAGATGCTGTCACAGCTTCGTGAGAAGATCCTTGGGTCTACGTTTAACGCTGCTACAAGTATGGCTGAGCTACCTCAAACGCTCAAGACCATCTTTACAGCTGCCGGTGCCCTGGCAGGTGCTTATGGTCATGCCCGTAAGGGAAACTTTAAGTCCGCAGGGAAGTCCTTAGCGAAGTACGAGAAATCACAAGGCCGTGGTCTTAAGGGCGCCGCCAGAAACATCGGGAGTAATTGGCTCGAATTCCAGTATGGAGTTCGTCCTCTACTCAACGATGTCTATGACGCTGCTCAGACCTTAGCCCATCTGATGTCTTTTCCAATGCGAAGGACTTACACCGTAACAAGGCGACGTTACGGGTCAATTTACCCTCAGGCGCAGTCTGCCGTCTCATACAATGAGGCACAGGCTTTCACCCAAGTCAAGATCAAAGCTATTGTCGAGGAAGTAAATATCCTCGGCGCTTTGGGCTTGAACGATCCTGCTGGAGTGGTGTGGGAAAAGCTCCCATACTCCTTTGTCATCGACTGGTTCATACCAATCGGTGACTACCTTGCGGCAGCAGGACTCGCGCGTAACTTGACTGGTACATTTGTGACGTCGAGGACCACGAAATTCGCATTTAATGGAATATCCGTGATACCATCCTCCGGTTCCTTTGTCGTCTATGGCGATACTGGGGCCGTACGTTGGAGGCATGTGGATGTTACAAGGACCGTTTCTGGTACTCTTGACGTCCCCATGCCTTCGGTGAAGCCTCTCGGCTCCTCCGCAACGTGGCAGCACACACTGAACGCACTGGCGCTTCTTACCCAGTTACGTCCAGGCAGGTAGATCCTGCGAATCTAGATGTCGACCTTCGGTCTGCCTAGAAAAACTTGGTGGTTCCAACCTCCATTTTATTGTATTGGAAACTCAAATGAGTAGCATTGCTAACATTGCCGTCTATGATGGCGCCGCAACACCGGTCCTCCACACCCTGCTTCCCCTCTCGGTAACTCGTGAGAATGGTAAAGTTGTGGCTGCTTACCGTGAAAACGCCGCTGGCGTTCCTACGATTGGGCAGGTCACCTGTACTTTGACGATTCAACGCTCAAAGAACGGCGTGTACAAGGTTGAAAACCGGACAGTCGTTCCAGTCATGGAAGCTGTCGCTGGGCAAAACGCTGCGGGCTATACTGCTGCCCCTCGCGTCGCCTACGAGAACACCGTCATCACGACCGGGTTCTTTCATGAGCGTTCTGATGCCACGGGCCGTCGCCTGGTTCGCCAACTGGCGATCAATATCGACGGGTCCATCGGCACCTCCGTCGCGCCAGTAACTACTGGCCCGATCCCTGAACTCTTCGATCTGTTGGTCGCACCTACCTAAGGTGTGACGGGCCCTCGCGGGCCTCCAGTTCGGCAACATTCCCAATCTTCCATTAAAGGAGCTTTTATGCGATTTACTCGCTGGGACGAAGTGTTTTCGGAGGAAGATACTCATGAAACAGTTTCAAAACTGGCCTCATGGCACCTGTCACAAATCAAAAATGAAGCAGTCAGGGAACGCCTTCTTGGCGTTCTTAGTGCTGGTCCTCTTGCTATTTGCAAGTTTGATTTTGACTACGCGGCCCTGGACAGCGGTGACGCACGTCATCTCCGACAATGTCTCGGCTTCTTCACAAAGCGTGAAGACCTTGACATCGGTATCGACAAACGCGCCGTTGCCCTTGGGAAGTTCCGCGAATCCGAGCAGCGATGCTCCGAGATGAATGATATCTTCAAGCTGTGGTCTTCAGGGAATTTTCAATTTTTTCCTGACACTGAGGCGGTACTTTTCCGTGCTCAGCGCATAATAGACAACATCCTTGGAGATGTCCCTAACCTCGAAAGCCTAAAGTTTGGCTTTGGACCTGGTGCAACGACTCAAGTTAAAAGAAAAATCTCCTCGGCTCGTTCGAAATTGAGCCAGAGGTTCTGCTGCAGCGAAGACTTGCTTCCCGTAGTTTCCAAACTACTCGAGCAAATGCCTGGTTGGTTGCCGTCGTCCTCGGACGACTGCGATCAAGACCAGGTCCTAGTTGACGTGGATATCCATCCATGTAAACTTAGCTTCGTCCCAAAAAATGCTAAGACCGATCGCGGCATCTGCACCGAGCCCTCACTGAACGTTATGTTCCAGAGGGGTGTAGGGCAGTATATGACGCGTCGATTGTTGCATTTTGGAGTGGACCTTCTCGATCAGTCTAAAAACAAAAGACTGGCCGAAATTGGTTCACGTTCTGGGGAACTAGCGACCCTGGACCTAAGTATGGCTTCTGATCTAATTTCAATCGAGGTAGTGTGGCACTTGCTACCCTACGATTGGGCGTGTTTCCTTTCGTACGGACGAAGTTCGTCCGTCGATATAGATGGCGCCGTTCAGAAACTACAGAAGTTCTCATCCATGGGAAATGGCTTTACTTTCCCCTTGGAGTCACTCATCTTTTTCGCTCTGGCCAAGGCCTGTTGTGAGAAAGGTGATGTGGTGAGCGTGTACGGCGATGACATTATCGTACCGGTATCAAGGTACGAACGTGTCTCTCGCGTTTTACACGATGTGGGATTTGCCATAAATCATGACAAATCTTACGCTTCTGGCCCCTTCCGTGAATCTTGCGGTGGGGACTACTTTTTGGGAACGGACATCCGACCGTTCTACCTTCGTGGTAGAATGTCTGGTCAATCCGCCTTCTCCCTCCACAATTTCTATGTGAGGAGAGGCTTTGATGAACCAGCTTCCTTCCTTCTTCAACTTATGTCTGAGTCCCTAAAAATCTGGGGTCCTGACAATTACGGCGATGGGCACCTTGTAGGTTCCTACCGTCGTAAGGCCATTGGCCGTGAAAAAGGTTGGTGCGGTCATACCTTTGATACGTACGTACTTGCACCGCTAAAGGACTATAAGGTCCGCAGTGGTGATAAAGTACTTCCGTGTTACACCATTTACGCCGTGGGTCCCGATTTCGATTTTGAACTTTATCGATTTCTTGACCCATACGGCGAACGACCTAAGGCTTTCCCAAGCTATAGGGCGCAATCTGCTTTTTATCGCAGAGTGTGCTGGGGGTGAGTACTCCCGGCTACAAAGGGTATAAACGGATTTCTATCTACTCGATTGAGTAGAGTCCGCCTGCAATCGGGTCAGGTCTCTTGACTTGACTTGGCGAAAGCCTGGAGGTCCAATTGGAC